TCCTGACGCACATGGTCATAGTCGCGGCCTTTCTGAGCGAGTTCGGTCATCTGCTCAAGCGTCAGCTGTTCCTTGTTTCCCAGGTAGTTGATCTCAAAGAGTTGGTTTCCCTCTTTGGCTTCTGTTCCCTGTTCCTCGGTTTCACCTTCCGATTCGCCGCTTTCGCTTTCATCGTCCGCAGGCTGCGCATCCTCGGTCGATTCTTCAGCCGTGTCATCGGAGAGATCAAAGCCATCGTCATCATGGGCATCATCACTCCAATCATCATCAAAAGCGTCGAGTTCTTCTGCGGTTACTTCAGCTTCTTGCTCAAGAACTTCGTTGTTGTCTTCCATCTGCTTTCCTTTCTACCGTTGGTGTCCCGGCGTCCGGTAAGTTTTTTATTTATCTAAAGCGTTGGTGTCCCGCTTTAAACGTCACGCTGCTCCGTTGACCGCCCGTGCCGCTGCTCTGTAGCCTCGGCCTCCGGTGATCTCCGGGTCTTGGTCAAGATACCCTGCGATTGGCGTTCCGTCGCCGCCGCTGGGCTGTGGGTTGGGCGTCGGGCTGAGCGGCCCGCCCATCGGAGGCAGGCCCATGCCCATAGCCGCCATTGGGTTCTGCACGCCAACCTGCGGTACATCAGGTTCTCCGCTGGGTGGCGGCATAGTGCCGGGCGGCATGCCCATTGCCATCATCTGCTGCATCATCTGCTGCTGTTCAATCTGTTGCTGCTTCTTTGCAATCAGCTTGCGTCTGCCCGGGACGTAGCTGTCCGGCACGCGCTCCAAGTAGTCCACGATGTCGATAAACCCACCCTGAAGAAGGGCATCGAGGGTCTGCATCGCAGCAATTTCGCTGTAGTAACTGGAAGCACCCACTTCTACTTTGAGAAGCATCGGATACTGAGCCAGCACAGTGAAGTCGAAGTCCATCGGAATTTCTTCCGGGGCAGGCTGGCCGATAAACTCAAACACCTGCTGCATTTCAGGCGGTGTCGGCATGTCAACCTTTCGAGTGCCGTAGTATTCTCCGATGAAGTCTACGTATATCTCGAACAGTTCCTCCACTGCTTTGTAGAGGTTCTGCTTTGCCATCTCCGTCGGCGTAGACGCTGCCTTCTGAAGGGACAGGATTGCGCTCGTGTTGTAGGCCTTGCCGCCGCCAAGTGCGGATTCCGTAGCGCCCAGAGACTCCTGCGTCTGCTCAATCGCCATCTGGATATACTGAGCAATCTGCGGCTGGATCGCAGCCGGATCGATGATCTCCGCGACGCCAGTTGTGTTTCCGTCAACGCCGATTGCACCGCCCACACGGTTGTCCCACTTCTTGACTCTCGTCCGGTCGTACACGACTTTGGGCCACGCCGTCCTCATGATGGACAGCATTGACATCGCAAACGCTTTATTGATGAAGATTTGGTTCGGAATCAGGCCGGTGATCATGGACTGACCGTGATAACAGTCCTGAATGGAGTCCCAGTTGAACCAAACAATCGGGTACTTCTTCAAGCCCAGACTCCACGGCTCGCGGATTTCACAGTTCTGCGTGCTCTCATACGCCCAGATCGTCCCGTCTTCCGGGTTCCTCCAAAGCGTCAGCACAACAGTCACTTTGTCATCCGTGTGGAAAACATCTTCCTGCCGGACCGTCTCTTCGTCATCCGGGAGAATCTGTTCCCAGTCGGAGCTTCCGGCGGCTTTTGCCCTGATCTTGACGTTTCTGACAAGCTCTCGCGTAATCAGCTGAATGTACGGCTGGGTCTGCACACGCTTGTCGTTCGGGTTCCCGAAGATCACTCGCGTGTTTTCCAGAACCTTGCTGCGGATCGCACCCATCACGCCGCCTCCGACGTTCACCGTCGGGTCCCAGTACGTGTAGATGCAGCCGTCGCCGTCCACAGCTGCGTTTCTCGCAAACTCTCTGACCATCGCCGGGATATTATTGTGGACCATCAGAGCGTCGCACTCTTCACCGACAACACGGACACATTCCCTGTAAGAGTCCGTGCCCACGCTGTTCGCCAGCGCGGTGACATTCACCTTCAGGTTGTCGGTTGTAATGGTGGCAATAATGAACCCGACGACGCGTTTCAGGATGTTGAACACGGGAGTCGGCAGGCCGTTCGCCTGTACGCCTTCCCACTGCTTGCCGATAAAGAAATTCTCGTTGACCCTGACAGTTTCATCAAGGTTGATGGAATTGTTAAACTCAAGCCCCTTCTCATAGAAGCCCCATACCGTCAATACAGTCGGCATGTCTTCCCCGTTGAATAGCCCGAGTTTCTGTTCGCTCATGTACTGTCACCTCGTCCGTAGAGATTGGCTCCAAACGACATTACGTCGTTAAGCCCATCTGCAAACGCTTTCTGCGCTCTCGCGGATTCTTTCATCTCTTCGACAGTAGCATCGCCGTATTCCGTTTTGAACTCTTCGAACTGCTTATGCAGGTCGTTGAGGTTCCCCTGGAAAATATGCAGCGACGCTCCGGTCGACTCATCTACTCTGTTCGCAAGGTCTTCAGCCTCTTTGACGCTCAGCGCCAAGAAACTGAGCCTATCCAGCACTTTGTCGTATCTCCGGGTAAGCACAACCACGTAGGCGAGAAGCCCAACAACAAGCCCGCACAACAGAATATCGATGACCATAGATGTGTCCTTTCTTACATCATGTAGTTGTCCGTAATTTCTCCACCGCACATGTAGTCTTCGTATGCGTTCTTCAGGTCGTCGTCTTCGTCCTTCAGGAACGCAAGAAGATCAACTTTCTTTTTCTTCTGCCTTTTGTCTGTCGCCCGGCTTCGCATAATCGCAAAGTATCGGCACATATCAACGCTGTGCGTTACATCGTGCGGCTCTTTCGCACAGTCGTTCGGGTCTTTTTCGTCAGCCTGTATCGCTTCAATGTCTTCGACTACGCTTCTTACAACACCCTCCGGCGTCGTGGACTCCAAATCGTCGAAGAACATGATCCCCGGCATTGTCGCCGGTGCTTCCCCTTTCGGAAACAGGCTCTTTACATATTCGTCGGTCAGCGGCATCATGCTCATCATGTTCTTGAGAATCATGTGCCCCTGCACTCTGTTGTTGTCTGCTTTGATGACTGCCACACCGTTGTCGAAGAACACATCGCTCATGGCTTTGCCGGTGTCCTTCTGCCGGTTCCACATGTCCGGCGGTGCGTACGTCGCTACAACTTTCTCGTATGACGGAGACTGGTCTACTATCTTCCGTGCTGCGTCTTTCACAATCAGCCCGGACTCTTCGTAGTACCTGAAGCACCACGCCCGTCCGTCTTCGTCTATCGCAAACCAACCGACAGCCAATGCGTCAAGACCGTAGTCGAATGCCCGGTAGATGTTCCACCTGCTCGGTATCTTGAACCGCGCCATCGTGTGCGTCGCACGCCTGAAGTTCGAGAAGTACGCTCCACTCAGAGCGTCCCAGTCACCGTAACGGTGTGCTTCTCTCAGGTCCGGCGGCAGGCTCGCAAGCATCTTTACATACGTCGGGTTCTTCTCTAACAGCCAGGGGTTGTCTTCTACCGTCGCCCGGATCGTCGTGTAGTCTGCCGGATTCTCAGTGCGTTCAGGATTCTTCGGGTCTGTGATGAACCGCCTGTCAATGAACAAGCGCTTCACCCACTGATGCCCGACACCGCCCGGGTTGCAGGTCAGGTACATCCGCTTCGGGAAGTCGTTGACACCACGCATGCACGAGCCAATAAACTGAAACGCTCTCTCACTCAGCTGCGTAGCTTCTTCCAGGAAGATAACGTCATACTCCACGCCCTGGTATTCGTTCTCCGCAGCTCGCCCATCATAGTGTCCAAATTTGATGATACTGTCCGGCTCACCCGGAAATAGCTGGCTGGTGTAGATCGTCAGTTTGTGTTCAGTCCCGTTGTAGCTGTATATCTCGTTCGGCAGCCACAACAGAATCGGATCAATCAGGTTGGCTATCAGTTCAGGATAGTGCGCTCGAACCATCAGAATCTTGATGCCCGGATAGTTCAGCGCCAAGCCTACTGCCTTCAGCCTCGCTACGTGGGTCTTGCCCCCGCCTCTCGCTCCACCATAGCAAACGTATGTCGTGTCAGCTGCCAAAAACTCGGCCTGCTTCTTGCTTACCTTGCCAAAGTCCAGCTCAAGGTCTTTCTTCTCTTCTGTTGTCGCTCTTTTCCTTGGCATCAGTTTACGAGTTTCTACTTTCAGTGGATATGGCAATACCCCAGATTCGCTGTCTCGCAGCTGTTTAATCCGGGGTCGCCATAAAGAGAGAGGTGCTGAAATGCTTCGTAATGCCGGTTTTCACGGCCCTGCTTGCTTCATGGATGTAGCCCCACTATAGAGCCAGCAGTCGTGATCCCACGCAAAAAGGAGGACTGTGCTTCCAATCGTCTGTCTACAAAGTACACTATTGTGTACCTTTTGTCAAGTACCCAGTTTTTCACACAGGTACTACTGTGCAATAAGGCCCACCACTATTTTAGAGGCTGGGGTAGCCTGAGGTGGGTCTGAACTCTCTCTGGGATTTAATATATATACACCATGGAAAGCGGGGCGTACTTTTTTGCCCAGGGGGGTCTCGCCGCCGGCTGCCCCAAAACCTGCTGGCTACCCAGCGCAGGCGGGAGCACCCCCTTCGTTAGATGTCGCCCCTCTGTGCGTGGCCCACCCTTCGTACTAGACTGCGTACTGCACACAGCCAGGTGGGTGCTGCATACACCTACCCTTCTGCATTGTTAACCTACCTCTCTGCAATTGTTAACCTAGATGTAGGAGTTATGGTTAACAATCTAGAGTCTAAGCTTAATATAAGGTACGTACCACTTATACAACCAATAAGCTAATACTATATACGTAAGTATATACAATACAGTAAACTTAGTGCAGGGGCTAAGATAGCCAAGTATGGCGTTACCCTGACAGCTGGGCTAACGCCCAGCCGTTGTCCTCCTTCCGTGAGACGGAGGACAACAACGCGTCAGGGCCGGGCTAAAGCCCTAACGCGAGCGTACGCACCTGAGTGCAGCGCCATGAACAACCAACAGTGAAGACAACGACGCCGAGCCGAGCGCCGACCACGCCTACCCTACTCGGCTCGGCTATTGGAACAAAGTATGTTTTCTCCTGATGGCAAACGCTCGTCTCGATCTTAATTTTTTGCAGGTCAACCAAGTGCGTTTTAATATACATAACTCCGTGCAAAAAAATAAGATAGACGAGGTTTGCGAAAAGTCAGTCGAAAACATTTCAATCTCGGGGACAGAGATAACGTCCCCGAGATTGAAGTTGTATTTATGGGTTTCTCCTCAACTCTCTGCGAACTTTAAGGTTGCTCCCTACCTCTCTGCATCGCCATTACCAATTATCTCTCACATCTCATTTTATCACTTGGTCAAGGGCCGCAAGTTGACTGGCTAAGGAAGTCGCGTTTTATGAATTTTTGTTCACGAAAGTGTCCGTGAACAAAAATTACATAAAGCGCGTTTATTAAAAATTCAACTTGTGGCAGTCTTCCAAGCGCCCGTTCTTTTGTTGAAAAATTAAAGTTGGAACGGGCGCTCGGAAGACCCTTGACACGGCGTGATAGGCATGAGGTGTGAGAGATCACAAGAAAGAAAACGATCTCTCAGAAAAATATTTTGATAGCCCGACCAGGGCAGAAAGGAATCTAACATGAAAAACCTCATCAACAATCTCATCACCTCTAAGAAGCTCGTTAACGACAGACCCATCAACGTCGACGGAAAAGACGGTTCTCGCATCCTTCTCAAGGTTGACAACAAAGTTTACCTGCACAACAAGCAGACCAACAAGGCTTACATCTACACCGTAGACGCAGCAGCTGAAGTCATTGACTTCTCCCCGATCACTCTCGCGAAGTACAACGCCGTATGCGCAGCTTACAAGACCCGCATGGCTCAGGCGAAGGCCGACCGCGCAGCAGCCGAGGCTCGCGTGAAGGAAGCTGAGCGCAAGGCGCAGGTCGTTGACAACAGTGCAGTCAACGCACCGGCAAGCGCGGTTGCAATCCGCCTGGATGCGGAACGGGAAGACAGCAAGTTCGACTATCGCAGAAGCGAAGAGATCTTCAGCCGCAGCGAAGCTGAGGCCTACGAAGATCTCGGAGGCTTCTTCGAGGACGAGGAAGGCATCATCAGCCTTGGGCATCACAAGGCAGTTTACCTCAGAAGCGAGGTTGAGCGCGCAAGAACCTACGTAGGTCGGGACGGTCAGACCTACGAACAGAAGGCTTACCTGAAGATGACCTTTGAGGTCGAAGGCAAGGAGTTCACCACTCGGGCGTATCGGATGCACTTCAACAGCTTCAAGATTCAGGCGAACCAGAAGTTCCACGGAATCTTCACCTACACGAAGGAATCCCAGGCGCTTGAGGAACTGGCAGGTCAGACCTTCGACATCTGGGTCGTGTACAACGACATGATCCGGGAACTTCAGGCTGACTTCTACGACAAAGCAGCATACGCAGCCCGCAAGGCCGAACAGGCCAAAGCGGGCTTTGTCAGGGGCGGCTACGGACGCCCGACAGAAAACAAGGCTACTCGCTAAGGCAGGTAGCCTTAAAACTTAAGCCGGGAGGCCCGCAAGGGTCTCTCGGCTTTTTTTATGTTCGGTTCGTTACCGCTTCCACAGTATGCCGTTTTCGGCGAGGAAATACAGGAAGAAGATTACAGCTACTATTAGGTCTGTGCGAGTTATGGCTTGTTTCTCTGTCATTCCACGCTCTGTCCAGGTTTTCATTGAGGCGTAGATGATTGCGTGAATGATGAAGGCTGCGGCAATACTGCCAAATGCTGCGAGAATGAAATTCGGAATGCTCATGGTATTCCCTCTTTCTGCAATAAGATACCTGTACTATATCACACAGCTTGGGTTTACTGCAATAGGTAACTTACTTCAACAAACCCCTGCTCAATGCTTACTACAGGTATCAGTTAAAGAGTCTGTATAGAGTTTCACATATAGAGGTAATAGATAGAGTAAGGGAAATGAGAGAGGGAGAGAGTATGAGAGAGGGAGAGAGAAGAGGGAAAGAGAAAGGAAGAGGATTATGGCACGCAGAATTGCGACGACCAGTGTGATCACTGGTCGCCCGTTGGGAACACAAGGACTTTCGCCCCTTAAGATTCGCGGGACCGTGACACCGCAAATCTTAAGGTACGGTTCCTTGTGTTTCTCAATCCTGTGTGCCCAAATTTCAGGCGTAAACAGCAAAATATCAAACATTACAGGAGGTTACAGATATGTCCTTGATTGATCACGTCGCAGATAAGCAGTTCTTCGTATCTCGCCTGTGCAAAGGCTTGCCGGGCAGAATCGGCCCCGTCATTGTCTACCCCAGCCCGGTAGACGGAAACATCTGCGTTGTTGACGTTCGCAGAGACGGGTTCAAGTACCGCACGTCGGATATCGTTCACGCAGCAGGATACGCAGCCTGGCTCGTTCAGCGCCCGATCCCTGGCCCGACTGCAATTTAAGGAGGTTTGAGTCATGTCCGTAAATATCAGCTCTGTCGAAGATCACAAGAAGGGTAGCTTCTACGTCGATGTCCGCATCGAGGGCGCAGCATACCGGCGGTTCGAGTCCATGGTCGAGGCTATGGGATTCATCCATCATGAAAAGGAGCGTACCCAGCAGGCCGAAGCTAATATCACCCTGAAGGAAATCGTGGTCATGCCCATGAAGACCATGCTTTACGAATCCGCGTATTGCGTATGAGGAGGCAAAATCAAATTGCTGAATCAAATTGAATACCCCAGGTGGTTCTGGTCATCAAACAGTTGTCAAATGTCAACTGTTACGAGTTGTTGAAGTCAATTACAATGTCCGGTAGTGGCAGCGTCACGAATTGGGCATTGTTTGACCGCTCCGTGGGTAGCGGGATAGAAGTAACTCACACCAACGTCCGTATTGGGCGAATATAAAAAATTATATTTTGGAGGTAAAAACAATGCTTAATCAAATCATCATCATGGGTAGACTCACCGCGAATCCCGAACTGCGCACCACATCTTCCGGTGTTGCCGTGACCACATTCCGTATCGGCTGCGACAGGGATAAGCAGACCGAGGGCGGTCAGAAATGCGATTTCGTGGATATCAGCGCATGGCGCAAGACCGCAGAGTTCATCTGCAAGTATTTCCAGAAAGGCAAGCCTATCCTGATCCAGGGCCGTCTTCAGATTCGTGAGTGGACGGACAAGGAAGGCAAGAAGCGGTACAGCACCGAGATTCTTGCCAACGAAGTGTTCTTCTGCGGTGGAGATAAGGTGAATGCAGCGCCTGCTCCGGTTGCTGCGCCTGATATGGGCGTTGCCCCTGAGTTCACGGAAGAGGGCTTCGACGCAGATGAAGACCTGCCGTGGGAAGACCACGATATGAAGTGAGGTGATAGAAGATGCCGGTCTTGATTGGCGCTGTTGTATTGTCGGTCCTGGTTAAGGCCGACAACGAAATCGTGACACTCGCAGCCCTGTGCGTATTCACCGCATGGGGCTTATTCAAAATCATGAGTCAGAAAGGATATTGAGCCATGAAGATCATCACAGCTCGGAATGGGCGCAAATACGAACGTGTGAGCAGATGGATTACCCACCACACGAATTACAATCCGAACAAGCGCAATTCTCTGTGGGATTACGTCTGTGATGCTTACGGCAATCATCCGTATAGCGAGAAGTTTGACCCTGCAAGCGAAAAATACCTGGATTACTTCAGGTACGATGGGCGTGCATACGCTCTGGATCAGTTCTATGCACTCGGCAGCGTTTGGGTTTGCTCGAATCCAATCATGTACGATGCCGAAGATGGAAAGCTCGGTGTAATCAGCGCCGTGGATATGGACGGTGACATGTTCCATCCGCTGTACATGGAAATCGAAGAAGGTTGTGAGCGTATTCGTCTTTACAAGGAGGTAACGAAATGAGAATCGTATTCAATGGCAGCAATTGCGTATTCATGATCGACGACCAGCAGAATTGCCACTGCTTCAGCTACAC